AGGAGCCGCACCAGGCCCGCCCCCCGAAACTTCGCAAGGGGGGGGGGTGGCCGCGCACCGGGCGTGGCGTCAGCGCAACGCGTCAGTCGTTGTGCGGCGCAACATCAATCACATTGGAATGGTCGTTTACGGCGTTTACGCGATTGGCCTGTAAATGCGCCGTGTTGATGCTCAGTTGAACCGTGACTTGGTTCTTGCTCTCTCCATAGTGCTGCTGGTTCCATTTGCCCGCCAGCCATTGACGGTAACGCGCTTGGATGTTTGCAAGGTTTGCGGTTTGAGGCGTTGCGTTATCCACGATCTCTAGCCCTTGCTCCGCCAATCGATGCGCGGCCAGTTCGCGTGCGTGCGCGAGAGCGCGGCTCCGTTCGGGCGTCTTTTCCGCCCACGCGTAAAAATCAATGGTTGTAATGTTCATGTCCCGCGCAACGTGCGTAATCGGCTTCCCGTCCGCGATCATGGAAAACACTAATTCCGGGCCGCCAAACTGATGAACTGTCTTGTTCACCATGGCAGCAATATCTCGTTTGCGTTGATTGCTTAGGTTCCCCGCGGCGTCCTGCGCTTTGCGCAACTCGCCCTGTTCCTCGTTAACGCGTTGCGCGTTCACTGTTCCCTGCCCCTCGTTAACGCTTTTCTCGCTCACCATACCTTGCCCCACTTCACCAATACCCTTCAAACGCGTTAAAACGCCCGCTGACGCATTTTCTCTTTCCATTGGTACTTACCCCTTCTTAACTCGTTCCATCGTCCCTAAAGCCTCTTTACTCAACGCATAAGCCTGATCACTGTTCCCGCTGTAAACCGGCCCAATATCCTCTGGTGCCATCACAGACAACACTTCCGCGCCAGGCATAGCGCGCTTGATATTAACGGCTTGCGTGAAAAACTCCTGCTGCAAGATCACCGCAATCTCTTCCATCGTCCAACAGTCACACGCTGGCCTTAGCTCGCCATATGCGTAAGCCGACGCCGGATCCTCGCAAACCGCAAACACGCTCCCATCCTCACGCTGACCCTCAAGCACGTTCACGCTCAACACTTTCCCGCCAAGCGATTCCGCTTCTTTCTCTAACGCATCATAAGCACGCTTCATACCGGCACAAGCCGAGCGATACGCTTCCACGTCCCTCGCCTTATACGCATCCCTGCAACGCATCAGTTGCCGCCAAAACCGTAAACGTGTTTCCTCGCTTACAAGTTCCGCCAAACGATCCAAGCCCCAACGTTGATCCGCTTCCCGTTTCCTCGCCATAACGCCAACGGCTGACGCGTTCATCGCCAACACAATCGCATCATCCACTTCAAACGGATTCTTTAAACGATCTTCAGGGTTACCGCCATGAAGAAATGTTTTTACCTTTCCCTTGTTCCTGTTGCCCGCCATAACATCAATCCTTTCTGTTCTCTGCTATCTGATTCCTATTCACGCTTCCGCACTCATCCGTTCATCGCCATCCTCATTGCGCTTTCCTGTTACCCGCCATAAGGATCAAATCAAAACCAACGTCCGAAACATTGAAGCGTCCGAATGTGTGTCTTTCAGACACACACACATATCGGACGCGTTCGCTTTTTGTTCGTTAACCATTACGGACAATCCAGGACGGTTTTCCGGACGTATCAGGACGTTTTTCATGATTTCGGACACGCGTGTTTCGGACGCTAAAAATGTAATTCGGACGTTTCGGACGCTAAAACGCTTCATCGTCACTCGGTTTGATCCATACAACATCATTCCTGATGGCGGAAAACCCTAATTCGGACAGCTTATCCCTCACCTCTTTCCACCGTTTTCGCTTATCGCTTTCCTCAACATCGCTTCCCAATCTGGCGTAAAACTCATCACGCCAGGCGTCAATACTCACCACGCGATGGCGTTCACCTTGAATGATTTGATGCTCACCGTTTCGCTTAATCACATACCTCAACGCTTCCCGCGCTACGGATTGATGCTTTCCTCGTCCCGTCTTTGCACCTGATCCTGATGGCGGTCTAAACGTCACGCTATCCGGTACATCACCTTGGAATGGCGTTACAACGAGCGTTGCTGACTCGTGTTGCTCAAACCCTAATGGCGATTCACCTTCACCTTTTGGCGGCTCCAGCTGCACGCTATCCAGTGAAAAGTGAATCTCAACACCGTCCTTGCCATCCTTTTGCTTAGTCAGCTTCAGCGTCCCTGATTGCGCTTCCTGATGGCGGGTAATCTCAATCTGTGTATCCACGGCACCCAAAAAACTTGAATGCCCTCGTAATCCAAGTGACGCGTCCTTGCCTGAGTGATGCACAACAAGTAAGGCGGCTTCCGTTGCCGCTTGGAGTCGTCCGCATTGCGCGATAAACGCACCCATGTCCTCCGAGGCGTTCTCGTTTCCTCCGCCAAATGCTCTGGCTAGCGTGTCAATGATGATCAGCTTTGGTTTCTCGATCTCACTTTCGGCTATGGCGATAAGCAGATCCGTGAAATCCGATTCAGATCCTCGCAAGTTCACCTGCGACCTGATAACGCCAACAGGTATGTCGGTTAGCTCATACTGCTTTCTCAGTCCCGCAATGCGCGTCCCGATACCTCCATGACCCTCCCCTGCCACATACAGCACGCCTCCTTCGCCCTGGACTTCGTGGCCTAGCCACGTCTGTCCACTTGCGACCATGGCGGCCATGTGGAGGGCTATGAACGATTTGAAGGTGCCTGGTGGCCCATAAAGCGCCATGAATCCACGTTGCGGAATCACACGATCAATGAGCCACTTAACGGGTTCGTCTTTCGCGTCACGCCACATCTCAACCTTGAACCGTCTCGGCACATGATCATCAAACGGTTCCGCTTCAGGCGTTACGGATTCAGGTTCCTTCTCGGCTTCCTTTCCCGTTAGTCGTGTTGGCGGATGAACGTCCTCGCCATCCCATAACGCTGTTTGCTGCACGAGTTGCTTCAAATCCTCCAAATCGTGATCAGCGTCAATCCACTCATAAGCATCATCACCAATGGCGTCCATGCCCAAATCGACAATGCGGATCTGGCTTGCCGTTCCTTGCAACGCTTTTGCGACGCGGTTCGCGTAACGCCATCCAGGTAAATCGTGATCCGGAAGAATCACCACGTTCCTGTCTTGAAAGTAAGGCGTGATCGCTTCCGGCCAATCGCTTGCCCCTTGGTGCGCTGACACGGCCACGACCCCCAAAAACGCTGTCAGGTACTCGGCTGCCTTTTCACCTTCCGTGATAAAGACAACCTTTGATGGGTGCGCGGCCATCATCGGCAAGTTATAGGGCACTGGCTCCCAACCCGCGATCGTCGGTATCCGTTGCCCGTCCACGATTCGGTATTGGCGGTACGTTTTCTTGCCGCCTGGTAGCTCATAGCGCACCTTCTGCGCCGTGATCTCGCCATCGAGCGTGATGTAATCCCATGCGTAAACCTCGTTTAACCTGATCGGTTTAACGTTCTCCAATGGATCAGCACTAATCCTTCTTGGCGGCAACGAGTTCCACCCTAACTGTCCATCACCAAGCAATGGCTTAACGCTCTCAAACACGTCGGCTTGCTCGCACCCGCCAAAGCACTTAAGCAGAATCTTTCCACCTTCCCCGTCCGTAATGGCGAGCGATGGATTCGTGTCACCGTTCCCGCTGCCATGCCCCGGTACCGGACAACTGGCTAACCATCCCCGCTTATATCGCTTGGCGTTACCAAGCGCCACCGCTAATTGTTCAGCGTGCATTTGTTTCTATTCCTGTTGTAAGAATTCGCCATGCTGTTGCTGCCACTGCTGGAACTTGTCCGTTTCCAATGGCTTTAAGTCTGTCCACTCGAGCGGCCACCCCATCAGCCACTCTACCCACGTTGGGTTCAACTTCCCACCAACTCGGCTTGCAAGCGTTGGTTCGTTTCGTTTGGCTTCGCTTGGTGCATTCGTTTCTTTGGCGTTGTGCGCTGTTGGAGTAGGCCACAACCCAGATTCTGTCCCTCTGATGCGGAGCGCCAACGTCGGCTGCTCCCAACACTCCCCATCTCGCATCAAACCCCATGCTGGCAAGGTCTGACAGGACTCGGTCAAGTCCTCGAGAAGTGAGCATTGGTGAGTTCTCAATGAATGCGTATCGGGGTCGTACTTCGCAAATGATCCTTGCCATTTCTCTCCACATGCCCGATCGCTCTCCGTCGATTCCCGCACCTTTTCCTGCCGCACTAATGTCCTGGCAGGGAAACCCTCCAGATACCACGTCAACAATTCCTCTCCAAGGTCTGCCGTCAAAAGTTTGAACGTCATCCCAAATCGGGAAAGGCGGGAGAATCCCATCATTTTGTCGCTGCACAAGTACGCTTGCGGCGTATGGTTCCCACTCGACTGCGCAGACGGTTCGCCATCCGAGCAACTTTCCCCCGAGTATTCCTCCACCAGTGCCCGCGAAAAGAGCCAACTCATTCATAGCACTCCTTTTGGCGTCAAAAAAACCCGCGTATAAACGCGGGTTCGTTTCAACGTGTTGCTTTAAAACTCTTCATCACGTTGCGCGGGTGCTGCTTGCTGCACCGCGGCCACGGGCGCCTCGGCTTCGCCGTCCATGCCAGCTGGCCTCGGTATCCACTTCATGAGAACGAACTTAGGCTTGCGCGTTCCGCCTTTGCCAACCTTCAACAGATCCGCGCCCTGGTACTCGACAACAGGAACCTTATCTAGATTGGCGGCACGATCCTTTGAGCACGCCATGTAGAGCGATTCAAACCCCATGTTGCTACCTGCCTGGTTTGAGTTCCATTCCACCAGGCCAAGTTCCTTGTTGTAAAACCGCGCAATGAACCCGCGCTTATGATCGGGACTTGGCTGCGCACTTTTCTTGCCTAACTCGTGATCCGGCTGCCAGTCACGCACACCAGTTGCCAGCATCAGCCACCCGGTTTGCGTGGCGTCAATGTCAAACACGATTTGCTTGAGTTGGATTTCCTGGCCTTCCTTGTTCGTCCACGCATTGGCTTGTGGCGAGAAACGTATGTATGGCAATCCAGATCCACCACCTGTTAGTCCTAGCATATAAACACCTTTCAATTGAGAGTTAAGCGGTGATGTTTGGCGCGTCCTTACGCCCAAGCGTTAATCCGCTTGATTCGGCTGTCACCAATTCAGCCAAACTCTGATACATGTCAGGAAACTGCTTTTCCATTTGCGCGGGTGTGATCGGTATCCGCTTCACGGTTCCCGGTATCTCCTCCACGCGTGACATAACTTCCTTTTCGTTAGACCATTTGCGTGTAGCGCGTTTCGCCACAAGCGTCCAGTCCTCCAATCCTTTTCCACTTTCAAGAAACTTGAACGCTCGTTTCTGAATCGCGTCAATCGTTTGCTGCGCATCAACCGCCATATTAAGCAATGCGTTCATAGCATCGCTGTCCATTGCATCCACTTCGGCTTTGGCGATAACCGCCACGGCTTCGCGCTTCTTAGGACACGCTGACCGTGCCGGGCACCACCTGCAATGCTCACCTTCAACAATGTCAGGATTCGGGTCAAGCGTTCGCTTGATGGCGGGAAACAGAACATCCTGACGCCACACGTTCAGCGCATGGCGCGTGATCTTAAACGTTTTGATGGGTTGCGGTTGCGTTGGCTGCACAATGACTAGACTGAAATCCTTAACGCTTTCCGGTAAGTTCGGCTCAACGGCACACGCGTAAAGTTTCAGCTGCGCGCTGTCAGGCTCAACGTTTATCTGACCTGTTTTCAAGTCAGCAACAACGCATTCTGTGTCACTCCATATCACGCAATCTGTCGTGCCAAACACATGCGCCGATAACGGATTGGCGAGCACAACGCGCTCTTCAATGAGTGCCGCGCCAAATGATTCATCCTTATCAAATGACTCAACGAAATCAATATAAACCTGCGCCCAACCTGCCATCTCTTCGGTTATGGCGATCCCTTCAAACGCTTCACCGATATACCGATTAGCCTTCTCGCCCATCATTAACGCCATGTCCGACAACGCATGAACGGCGGTACCAATCTTGGCGGCTTGCCCTGCTTCCGTTCTCGGTACCCCTCGCGCCAGTTGGATAGACGCTGGACATGCAATCCAACGTTCCGCGGATGAAGGACTCCATTCACTGTGATCTTTGCTCATACATCCCTCTCGTAGTACCAGGCCCATGCGCCCTTATCGAGTCGGCGCTTAAACCTAAGCGTCTTGCTCACTAACCTTTTCGCTTCCAATGCGCGCATCATCTTGAGCGCGTTCTGCGGTGTGCAGCCAAATTTATCCGCCAAGTCCTGCAGCGATTTGGGTTCCGTTAGCGCGTCGAAATACACCTGCTGCGTTTTTGTTAGCGGCGTGTACCGCTTCACGATAACGCTTCCAAACCTTGCAACCGACCGCGTGAACTCAGCCTTGCCAGATACCAACACGCCCATGGATTTTGCAAGGCGCAATACCTCTTGCTGGTTCATGTGTTCTTCTCCTTTAAGGCTTGTTCAATGGCCTTAGCAAAACCCGACCGATCAAACCACGGTGAATTACCTTCGTCGATTTTCTGGGATAGATAACTCAAGTCCTGTATCTCCTCATCCGTTAGCCCAACCCATTCACGCTTTGGGATTACTTTTTCGTGATATGTCTGATCGTTCATTACTGCCATAGCAAGTGACTCGCATGTTTTGCACGGCGTAGGGTCTTTGTAAAGCGCAGTCCATCGCTCAGGATGACGGACAATATCTGCTGGTATGTGCGTGATGACATTACCTTCAATAGCGTTGTGCATCCACGCTACCGGCTCTCGTTTTTCTTCCAGTGCTTGGCGTAGGGCGGTGATAGCGTTCTGCTGTAA